ATGATAATTATCTATCTGATTGGAAAGAATACGAACGCTTATGGCGTGGTATCTGGGCTGCTGAAGATAAAGTAAGGGACTCAGAGCGTAGTCGTATTACTTCTCCTGCTCTACAACAAGCTATTGAAAACCACACAGCTGAGATAGAAGAAGCAGTCTTTGGTCAAGGTGATTATCTATTCGACATCGAAGATGATATGGGTGATAATGATCCATCAGATGTAGAATACATGAAGCGTTACATGAAGGAATGTTTCAAGAAGAATAAAGTACGTAAAGCAGTAGGAGATGTAATCCTTCTAGCCTCTATCTACGGTACAGGTATTGGTGAGATTACTGTTAAGAAGACTAAAGAACTATTCCCTACCACTCAACCTATTGAGGGTTTAGATGTAGCAGCTATTGGTGTACAAGAGGTAGAGAAAGTTCGAGTATCTCTACGTCCAATCAATCCTCAGAACTTCCTTATAGATCCTAACGCTACTTCTGTAGAGGATGCTATGGGTGTAGCGATTGAAGAGTTTGTTTCTGCACACTCTGTGGCTCAAGCTATCTCTCAAGGTATATACAAAGATGCTAAAGACTTAGGTGATGCTTCTACTCCTGATAGTGATCTAGAAGCCAGTTTTATAGATACAGAGTATAATGATGATAAAATCCGAGTATTACGATACTATGGTCTAGTTCCTAAAAATTTACTAGAAGGTGCTCTTACTGAGGATGGTGATATAGTAAGTCTATTCGGTGATGAAGAAGGTAAAGACGAGGACATTAGTGACTTAATGGAAGAGTATGGAGATCTAGTAGAAGCAGTAGTAGTTATTGCTAATGAATCCTCCCTTCTTAAGGCAGAGAAATCTCCTTACATGATGAAAGATCGTCCTATTGTAGCTTATCAAGATGATACTATCCCTAATCGTTTCTGGGGTCGTGGCGTTGCAGAGAAGGGCTACAACATGCAGAAAGCTATCGATGCACAGCTACGTAGCCACTTAGATAGTTTAGCCCTTGCAACCGTGCCTATGATGGCTATGGATGCTACTCGTCTACCTCGTGGTAGTAAATTTGAAGTAAGACCAGGTAAAACTATCCTTACTAATGGTAATCCAGCTGAAATCCTAATGCCATTTAAGTTTGGTTCAGTAGATGGTGCTAACATTCAAACAGCTCAACAGTTCGAACAGATGCTATTACAGGCTACAGGTACTATGGACACTGCAGGAATGCAGTCTCAACCTGAAGGTGCTAACATGTCGTTCGCTCTTTCTGCTATTATCAAGAAAAATAAGCGTACTCTTGTCAATTTCCAAGATAGTTTCCTTATCCCATTTGTTGAGAAGGCAGCATGGAGATTCATGCAGTTTGATCCTGAGCACTTTAAGACACAAGATTGGAAGTTTATCCCTTCTTCTACTCTAGGTATGTTAGCTCGAGAAGTAGAACAACAACAATTCATCAATTTAATGAAGACTCTAGGTCCAGATAGTCCTCTATTACCTATTTTAATGCAGGGTGTCCTAGAAACTTCTAACTTAGCTAACAAAACTCAGCTATTACAGCAGTTAGCTCAAGCACAACAACCAGATCCACAGGCACAACAGATGCAAATGCAGCAAGCACAGCTACAAATGGGTCTAGTGGCAGCACAAACTGCAGATCTTAATACTAAAGCAGGCAAACAACAAGCAGAAGCTCAACAAATAGCAGTTGAAACACAACTAGAACCAGAAGTAGTAAAAGCTAAACTAGTTGCAGCTCTATCTACTAACCTAGATGCAGGTCAAGGTGACGATAGAGAGTTTGAACGTCGTGTTAAAGTTGCTGATCTCCTACTAAAAGAGAAAACTATTAATCTAAAAGCAGTAGATAGTGCACAAAATAGAGAGATTGTCAAGATGCAAATGAATAATAAAAATAATCCTTGACTTTTAAATAATCTTATGGTATAATCATTATATAAGTAGAGCTATTATAACACATTTTTAGAAAAGGTGCAATAGTTTGGATAGAGAATTGCAAGATTATTATGAAGAACGATTTAGTACGATGTCTTCTAAAGGGTGGAAAGATCTAATAGAAGATGTAGAAAAGATGTATGAAGCAACAAACCAGATAAGTAGTACTGATAACTTTGAGGGGTTCCATAAACGTAAGGGTCAACTAGATATCTTACAGTGGATTCTCTCTCTACAACAAGTATCAGAACAAGCCTATGAGGAGTTGCTTAATGCGGATAATGCTTGATTTTAAGTGTACCGTTTGTGAACATACAGACGAACGGTACGTAGATAATACAACAGAATACACTGAGTGTTCTATATGTAATAGTAAAGCTACTCGAATGATTAGCACACCTACTATTTCATTAGAAGGATACTCAGGTAGCTTTCCAGGTGCAGCAGCCGCTTGGGAAAAAAAGCACAGAATGGCTGCTACCCCAAGAGATTAGCTACGATAGCCAAGTAACTAGTTCCTTTCCTAAAATGCTTATATGCACAGGAGACTTAATATGGCACAAGTAATAGATGAAGTTTTAATTAATGATCTAGAGACTGACTCAATTGATAGTATTGACAACTCGGAAACTTTAGATACCTCACCAGCTAAACCTGCAGATGAGGTTGTAGACGATCTACCAGAGAAATATCGTAACAAATCACTTAAAGACATTATTGCAATGCACCAAGAAAGTGAAAAACTTATTGGTAAACAAGGTAATGAAGTAGGTGAACTACGTCGAACAGTAGATGACTTTATTAAGACTCAAACTTCTAGAAACTTACAGACAGATGTAGAACCAGATCTTAGTGATGATGATTTTTACTCTGATCCAGTAAACGCTACTAAAAGGGCTATTGATAAACATCCAGCAATTCAGGATGCTAAACAACAAGCTATAGCTATGAAGCAAGCAACTGTGCAAAATCAGATTGCTTCTAAATATCCTAACTTCCGTGAGATTGCATCAAGCGAAGACTTTGGTAAGTGGGTGAATGGATCAAAAGTACGAGTAGAGTTATACAACAGGGCTCAGAATGATTATGATTTTGACTCTGCTGATGAACTTCTTTCTACTTGGATTGAACGTCAAGAGTATACTAAGAAAGTAACTGATACCTCTAAATTAGACCGAGAGCAACAACTTAAATCGGCAGATATGGGGACATCAGGAGCAACTGAATCTACATCAAAAAAGAAATATCGTCGAAGCGATATTATTAAACTTATGCAAACCGATCCTGATCGATACGATAGTATGGCAAACGAAATTATGATTGCTTATCGAGAAAACAGGGTAATATAAAAACAATTTAGAAAAGGATTTACAAAATGGCTTTAGGCTCAAATCACGTAACAAATACTACAGGCGCATCCTTCATCCCAGAAATTTGGAGTGATGAGATTCTTGCTGCTTATAAGAAATCTCTTGTAGCAGCTAACCTATTTAAGAAAATGTCTTTCACTGGTAAGAAAGGTGATACTATCCATATCCCTTCTCCTACTCGTGGTACAGCTTCTCTTAAAGCTGCTGAAACACAAGTAACTCTACAAGCAGCTACTGAAACAGAAGTACAAGTATTAGTAGACAAACACTACGAGTACTCACGTTTGATTGAAGATATTACAGAAGTACAAGCTTTATCTTCTCTACGTCGCTTCTACACTGAAGATGCTGGTTATGCTTTATCTAAACAAGTTGATAGCTCATTGATCCAATTGGGTCGTACTTTCAACGGTGGTTCAGGCGTAACTTACGGTGGTGCTTACATCGGTGGTGACGGTACAACTGCTTACACATCAGGTTCAAGCAATGCTTCTGCATTAACTGATGCTGCTATCCGTCGTACAATCCAACGTCTAGATGATAACGATGTTCCTATGGATGGTCGTTTCTTCTTGATTCCTCCTTCAGCTCGTAACACATTGATGGGTTTATCTCGCTACACTGAACAAGCCTTCGTTGGTGAAGTTGGTAATGGCAACACAATCCGCAATGGTGAAATCGGTAACTTGTATGGTATCCCTGTATTTGTATCAAGC